TTATGAATGTGAATGCTGGGATGCAGTATTAATCCCTGCTGTAAAAGAAGCACGTTTAAGTCTAGTAAATGAATCTATTGGTAAGAAAACATTCAAACAGGCTTTATGTGAAGAATTAAATAAAGCAAATGAGAATGACAGAAAAGTAATGGAAGAAACATTGAAAGAACTTGATATAAATGTTTCTGAAACGAATGAAGAATGTAACAGTGAAGACTGTGCAGATAAAGATGAAGTATCCAAAGTGGAAGCAGTTGGCTATGCCAAGGTTGATAGTGCGGATGAACTTCAAGAAGCATTAATGAGCAAATTAGAATTGGAGCGTAAGGTAGTTGAACTCAATGAGAAACTATCTGTTGGCTATGCCAAGGAAGTTAAGAATGAGGAAGAACTTGCTAAGTATAGAAAAGCAGTTGTAAAACTATCCGAGAGTGCCAAGAAGGTATCCGCTCTTAATGAAAAAGTTTCAAAACTAACTGAAGAGTTATCCAAATCAAATAAACGGAATAGTACTCTTTCAGAGAGGATTAGAAAACTAGAAGAAGATGCTAAGTTAAGCAAGAACAAAAATAGTTCTCTTTCATCCAACTTACGTACAAGTTCGGATAAGATTAAAACACTTAATGAAAACATCAACTCTCTTAGTAGAGAAAAAGACTCTTTGAATGAGTCTATTGTGGAACTTAAAAAGGATTTGGAATTAAAACGCACTGAATATTCTCGTAAAATAGAATCTTCTAACAAGCTCGTAGAAAGATATCAAAAGATAGCAAGTGGAGCAGTTAGCAGATATATAGAGTCAGTAGCAACAAGAATTGGTGTCAGTGCAAATGAAATCAAGAACAAACTTCCTGATAGTTACACATTTGATGATATTGATTCTATTTGTGAAGAATTGCAGAGTTATAAACTAACTCTCAATAGGCTTCCTTTCCAGACTATGGGACTTAACGAAAATATTCGTGCAAGTATTAAGTCGTCCAAAAATGAATCTCTAGTAAGAAAAGAAATTAATGAGGATGATGAACTTGATAGCTCACTGTTAAGAATAGCAGGAATGGGCTAAAAACGAAATTTAAGAAAGGTTATTTAAGTAAAATAAAAATGGAAAAGAATCTACTTGAATCTTATAAGCAGAGATTATCTGTTTCCGAATCTGTTTATAAGAAGGCTCATGAAGGAGCAGGCATGGATTCCAATAAGAAAATGGCAGTTGCCCGTTGCTTAGAGAACGTGTCCAACTTCATGAATGAAGCATTTGACAGCTCTGTCGGAACACAGCGTAGTGATATGGGGCTGTTTAAGAAATTCTGTTTGAATTTAACAACTGTAGCGTTACCTAATCTTATTGCTCACGATTTGGTTATCGTGCACCCTATGTCCTCGATGAGTGGTTATATTACATACATCGAATATCAGGCTGGCAATAAGAAGGGCGAAACAAATCAGGGTGACCTGTTCAACAACCCGTTCAAGCTTGGTGATGTTGATGTTAACTTCACTGGCGCACAGGTTGTAGAAACTGTCACTGAAGCTGGTAAGGTTGACTGGATGCAGAACGGTAAGTTCGGTGCATTCGACGCAGATGGTGTATTCCATGAAGGTCAGGTTAAGTACCAAGATGGAACACTGAAGGATGTTGCTCAGGTTGCTGTAGGTGATAAGGTTACATATATTTATGATAACGTTGTCGTACCGCAGAACGAACTGCCGATGCTGAAGGCAGAAATGAAGAGCATTCCGCTTATTGCGAAGGCTCGTAGAATTGCCGTGTACTATTCTCAGATTGCGGCATTCCAGGCAAAAACAGACTACGGTTTTGACCTCGGAGACCAGTTAGCAGAGAAGGCAGTTGGTCAGCTCTCCTATGAAATTGATACAGAAATCGTCAAGTTACTCGATGACACAGCAGGCGAAGCTAAGGCTGAACTTGAATGGTCTAAGACACTTCCGGTTGGTGTCAGCAAAACAGAACATTACGAAGGATTCTCCGAAGTAGTTGAAATTGGTGCACAGTTAATCTATGATGCTACGAAGCGTTTCGCTCCGACATACATGGTTATTGCATCCAATATCAAGCCTGTATTAACATTCATTAAGGGATGGAATGCAGCTCCGACATCCAACATTAATGGCCCGTACTTTGCTGGTACACTCAATGGACTTAAGGTATATGTATCTCCTGCAATGAAGGCAGGCCGTTTCATTCTTGGTGTTAACGGTGATGACCTTATGTCCAGTGTAGCAGTTTACGCACCGTACATGGCAATAGTTCCGACACAGCTCCTTCAGTATGCTGATGGCGGTACTACACAAGGATGGTCTACATTATACGACCTCAAGGTTCTGAACAA